CCATACATGAAGCTACCAATTTGCGAAATTAGAACCGTCAAGGCTCCAATCACCGACACAAGGAGTGTCGAAGTCTTATCATCCATTTCAGTTGGATGGTACATCAAGGAGTAGATTGTAAATGCGTAAATTCCTAGGATTAGAATCGCCAGCAAGAAACGGAAAGAAGCACGACGCAGTACAATCTTCTCCGTTACTGTATAGGTCGGCTTGTTATTTGACTTATCTTCCTTAGGTGGATCTGTTCGTGTGATCTTCTCTATTGTTTCTGCCATCTCTACCTGTTCTTTGCTGCCATGAGCCTAAACTCAGTTAGTAATTCACGCATTGTCTCAGTGTTTGTGTTCAATGCGGCTTTCATCTCCTGCATTACTGATGTTGTAGTCTCCACTAGCTTCATCAATCTCTCATCATTAGATGAATCTTTGTCCCACATCTGGTCTCTCTCTCGCTTAGCCAGATCGGTTGAGTAACGGATATACCAGAACGCTGCAGCAATGATGACCGCTGGCAATCCTATTCTCTCTATTAAATTAACAATAACTTCTATATCCATAAGTGAACTCTCTGCTACTTGAGGGTAGCTATAATACTGTGCATCTGCTGGGTTAGTAACGTGATGTCCGCTCATATTGATGTAGGCTCCGGTTTTATATCAGTGCCGTTGTCGCACTCAATACTGGTTATAGTAAAGAACTTAGTGAGGTTATCCGAGCCAATCTTGTCATAATCCGAAGAAGAATATTTCTCTCTGCTCTTGTCAACAACACAATCACAATGCTCCATGTGTACAGGTGGAGGAAAGTAAGGCATGTTTTGTAACCTAGTATTGTAACATATCCACCACATTCCTCTTATCTGACCAGTGGTGTGGTCACCTGAATACTTGGGCCTAACTTGTATTGTCTCATGGGCACATGCACCCATGAATATAATTAAAATAAAATAAAATACTATTTTAATTTTACAAGAATCCAGAAACACGTTCCTCTTCAGCGTAAACCTCATCATCTGTAAAAGATGTGTCGGTCGATTTTGGCTGTTCTTCTTTTTGTTTTAGCCCAGCTTGGGAAAACATAGTCCGCATGATACCAAAGGCTTCCGTCGGTGATGTCAACGAGGTGATCTCGTCCAGTAGAGACATAGCTGGCAAGGCGAAATGCGTCTCGCCACTCATTGATATCTCTGATGATGTCTGGTTCACCGTCACAGAACCATGAGAACTGACACATGTTTCTTTTTGGGAATCCGTTTTCATGCCTTACTCCTTGTTTTACGACTGCACATATAGAGTCTGGGAATCGGTCGTGCCTAACCCTGTTAATGACTGTCCAGGCCACTGCAATGCGACCAGCAGTAGACTCTGATCTGGCTTCGAAGTAAATGTTCTTAGCAAGGCACATAGTATCGTCAGTGCTTGTGTAGCTAAGAACTTTACCATTAGTTTCCCCAGATGTAGCAATGAGTGCTAATAGAAATACACCTATAAATATAAATAGGATCGCTTGTTTCCATGTCATAAGCTGTTAGCTTAAGGTTGCTCATCACCCTCCACTACATCAGTGGCCTCCTCTTGACCTTCCTGCATTTCAATAAGAGCCTGCTTGTAGCCGATTAGCTGTTGTAACTGACCTTGTAATTCGGGAATTTGATTCCTTATTTGAGCGATTTGAGCATCGCATTGTTCGATTGTGAGTTGCATTATATATCCTTAATGCGGGTTGGTGTTAGAAACTTTCATAAAGTAAAATATGGCTACATTTTATTTTAGGTTAAGGCTTTTCAGGCCAAACAACATCTTCAAGTTTTTCATATTCCTTAGTTATATCCCTCAATGCCTGACGATATGTCTTCCACTCTTCAGGTACAGGTGTTCCTTCTTCGCTGTGTTTTGTAATCAGCCAATCTGTCTCGGCTAATTTCTGGTTTCTCTCTACCCTAAGAACACCTAGATAGTTTTGCCTGTGAGCTTCAAACCAAGAGTATCTTTCTTCCTCACTAAAATCAGTACCGTCTTTTAGCTTGAGTTCGCTATCGTCATCGTATGAGTGCTTTGCCATCAGATGATCCTTTTTAAGAACGCATTAGAGTTGCCATGTGAGTAATTACTGTTTGAGTTGAATGCGCCAGAAACAAGAACGCCTCCGAATGGTGCCCAAGTCCTAACAGTAAAACAAAGAGTTCCATTACCCCAACTAGAACCATTTCCATTTGTCCATGTAATGCCGTGGTAGTTCCCGTTACCCCCTACGTTGGTTGCGGCAGAAAAACTAGCAAAGGATGAATTTGAGTTGTATATGTTTTGTATATTTACCCCATACTTTGAAATCTCAAAATTGAATGCGCCCATATGTTGCTGAGATATTGCCAAACCCCAATCACACCTGCCCATCATTCTTCCGTAACCACCGGGGTTATAGAATAGCACTGTGTAATAACTGCCTCCGTAGGGGAGATAGGCACAGCTACCACCATCTGTTGAGTAAACGGCATAGGTTCCACTTCCATCTTGGTTTCGTACCCCAACCCCACCAGTTGTAAGCAAAGGCATTACAATTCCTCCATCTTAATTTTGTATTGTTTGCCCGACTTATTGTTAATAATAAACAAGTCCTCAGATCCCTCCTGTATAGTCCAGTTGCCAGAAGTTCCATCAACATCATTGACTGATCCTTCATTACTTAAATGTAAATCCCCTGTGTATATATTTCGCCACCGCTTACTGCTTGACCCAAGGTCTTGGGAGTTATCTGCACCGGGGTATGTGTGACCATCAGAAGTAACTTGCATTCTTGGGGTCGTATCATAGGATAGATAAAAATTACTTCCGTCAAATCTGATTGACAAATCTGTTGCAGATGCGCCTGTTGTTAATGAACTTCCTTTTCCTATGTAGGCGTAATTAGTTCCTGCATCCTGAAGGTCAATATAATTAGAATTAATTAATTTAAGAATACCGTCAGATTGAATCCGCATTCTTTCTGTTCCTGCACCTGAAGTTCCTGTTAAAAACCTCAGATCACCGCTGTTACCACCCCCCCTAAACTCGATTGCTCCACCTTCGTTAGTACCCCCACCAAAGATTCTCATGTAGCCTGCACCACTGTTTCCGGGGCTGATGGTTCCACTGTTTCCGATTAAACCAATATTCCCATCAATTCGAGTGTTGCCACTAACATGAAGTTTATTACCACTAACAGGTACAGTTCCAATACCAAGATTTCCATCAGGTGTGATATTTATGTCGCACCCAGAATCCTCAAAAATGCGGAGATTGTCAGAAGATCCTTGGTTGTAGACATAAAAGTTACTTGCTGTCCCTTTTGCTTGTATCCCTGATGCACCATTATCTGAAGTCGTTTCAATTTTAACGTAAGTATTTGCACCAGATTCTGCATGTAATAATTCGTCAATATTAACCCCAGTGCCAATTCCAACATTTCCAGAAGAATTGATCCTCATTCTTTCTGTGGTGTTATCATAAAAAACAAGTTCAGAGCTTGCTTGTGAGCCGATTAATTCTGAGGCTATTGCATACGGCCTAAAAGTTCCTCCACTACTAGCAGGAGCAAGTTCTAAAGTTGCCTGCGTATATCCTGATCTTCTAGTCCCTTCTAAATCAAATACCGCTTTTGTATTAAATGAATTGGCTCCCACATCAGCTATGTGTAAAACGTGTTCTGGTGCTGTAGTGCCAATCCCAACCGCATTAGCAGACTTATCCACCACCAACGTGTTGCTATCCACATTCAAGTCTGTGGATGAATCGGTGATCTGATTGACCGCACTGTTGATGTTTGCGGTGCTGACTGTAACACCATCCGTTACATTCAACTCAGACGTTGTGGCTGTTACCCCATCGAGCTTGTTCAACTCCGTTGCCGTAGCAGTCAGATCCGTAATATCGGATACCGTCAGGGACTCTAACCCTGAAGTATTGTCTGCGAAGTTCGCTAGTTCTCTTGCTCGTGTCATGATATGTCTGGGTGTTCAGGCCAAAAAGAAGATGTGTCTATTTCGCCAGGATTTTCATCATCGATTGTTGTGAACGTAGACGGATAGTTGTCAGGCAAGTCTCTTAATGCCTGTCTGTAAGTTTTTAGCTGTGCTTTAACATCATCAGACAATGGGAAATCTTCCTGCACCAGCTTGTCGCTCAGTTCAAGTTCTTTCGTTCTTACTTCTTTCAAATAAGAAATCACTTGCTCGTTAAATTTTTCTTCCGTCCAATCCTCACCGTCTGGTTTGGATATACACATATTTGTGTAATAAGTTTTATCGTATAGCATAGTTAAGAATCGTAACGGCAAAAATTTACTACACCACCAGCCCAGCCGTGTGAATTACTGTGATGCCCAACACTTGTTACGTGAATTACCGAATCGTAAATACTGTTATTTTGGGTGTGAGAAACGGTAAGCCCTAAAGCAGTTGATGATCGAACGATAACATCGTAACTCGAATATGTTATTCCCCCATTACCGCCTGCGTTATGCCACCTAACTTGAAAAAGTCCTGCATTGCCGGGCCACGATCCAAATGAGACATAGAAAACCCCACCCTGACCATATTGGCCTAATTGAGTATATGGGTTAATATTTAAGGTTGTGTTCCTGCCAAGGTACAAAGTCCTTAACGCTTCTGCAAAAATTGCTTTATCAAAATCAACCCTTCCATCGTTGTATATGTTTATAGCTGGGGCACTGCCAGCATGAGTTTGTCCCTGTATAATAATAGGGTACTTGCTATTTGTGACATCCCTAATTCCAAATGATGTGTTGCTTGTACCTGATTGCCCCAAAGACAGGAGCCACTTGCCTGAACTTTCGTCTAAGCGAAGTCCTTTAGTGTCAGCGTTGTTGGTTATGTCTCTATCGTCATAAACATGAAGTTTGGCTCCTAAACCGCTAGTTAATCCAATACCAACATTTCCAGAGGTGTCTATTAAAAGTCTAGTCTCAGAAGCTGTCGTGTCATATATTTCAAACTTTTCCTGAGAATGTTCACCCATCCTCCATTCTCTATCGGAATTTTTAAAAACGATGAATGCACTATCGCTGTCAGCAACCTCTAACCTCAAAAGGTCAGTACCTCCTGTGGCATTGTACAGATGCAGTTTTTTACTGGGTGAGAAGCCCGTCCCAATCCCCACATTTCCAGATGAAGTAATTCGCAGTCTTTCTGTGCCAGCAGCCGTTTTCCAAATATAATCACCGCTAGTACCAAGCCAGTTTTCTACATTCAGATCATTTAACTGGCGCAACATATAATAATCACTACCAGCAAAATCACCATTAGACGCATCTAATACTAGCTCCGCATTTCCTGTTCCTGTGGCCCCCAGATATATATTTGCAGAATTACTTCCTGAAGTTACGCCAGTAAGAATATTTGCATCTAGTGTGCTAGTGCCGATCCCAACTTTTCTGGGAGAACTAAAAGTAACATCGCCAGTAAACGTACCCCCAGCCAACGGCATCTTTGTCGCAATACTATTCGTCAGCGTAGTAGACAGATTCGCATCGTTGTTCAACGAGGTATTGATCTCGTTGATCGTATCAAGCGTTGCTGTTGGTGTGGCTGTAATCAGCCCTGCTATCTGGTTACTTCTACTCATACTAAACCTACAATTGATTCTGGTGTTGTGGCTTTAATTCTGAAGTTTTTTATATAAATAAGTTGCCCATTTCCTACATGTGGCGTACCACCACTTTGAGCAGAAGTAAACTCTAAAACAATTATGTCTCCGTGATTCACGTTTACATCAACAGAATATGAATTATAGGAGTGAACGCCATTGCTAGTGGTTCTGTTCTGAGTGTAAAAGTATGTAGTCCCCCTAACATCATTAATTTTAAAATTATAACTCCACCAATAACCACCTGACTGGATATACCCATCAAAAGTGAATCTAACGGAACCACTCCGATTCATAGCCACTTTCCTCATAGTCACCCAAGTGACATTATTAGTATTTAAAGATCTTTCCGAATCGCTTGAATATAAAGTGTAAGTAGTTCCTGCGACTGAAGAGAGTTGTGAACCTGTTCCAGTTGATATTTTACCTTGGTGATTAATATGTAAATAGGTTGAACCACCATCGGTTTCAAATTTAAAACCAGCACTTGTGCCACCGATAGATTTAAAACTGTGATAATCACCACTAAAAGTGGATCTTATTTCTAACCCTCTTGAGTTAGCAGAATTCGTAAATTCAATTGCTGGTGCGGTACTTCCTCCTCCATCGTGAAGATGTAAAAACTCTGTAGGTGCTGCTGTTCCAATACCCACTTTCCCAGAATCGTCAATTATCATTCTTTGACCGATTCCAGATGATCCTCTTGTGATAAATCTTAAATCCGCACGATCCGCAGACGATGATGTTGAAAAAATTCCTGCTAATCCTGAGCTAGAAGTTCGATGCTCAAAAGTAATTCCCGTAGATGTGCGATTGGATGTTGCATCAGCATTATTGATTTTAATCCCTGACCCCCAAGTTCCAGGATTTGTTGGAGCGTAAACAGTTGCTACAGTATCTGAAATCAATACTTGCCTTCCTGCCACTCCACCACTTCCATTACTGCTGTCACCAACATCTAGTAATACATCTGGCGAATTATTCCCAATCCCAATATTTCCTCCATCCTTAACTACCATCACATCAGTGCCGTTATCCTGTAACTGCATGATGTGACCAGTTGAGGTTGAGTTTATTTTAAGACCTACATCTGAGCCAGCGTTGTTGACAACCATTGCGTCAGAAATTGTAACTGTAGTATCTACAGTTGTAGTTGTCCCACTTACTGTGAGATCGCCAGTAACTGTAGCATTACCAGCTACATTAATTCCTGTTGCAGTAGTCTGAATCTTACTTGAATTGTCGTAATATAAACTTGAAGCACCATCCGTTGTAAAAAGAGCCTTAACTTCTGTGAGTGCTGAGTTGGCTATGGTTACATTGTTATCACCACCAATAATTAAATCGCCTGTACCAGTATCCTTGATAATGCTATTTGAACCATCGTGGTAAATCTGTAGATCAGATCCTGCACCATAAATTGATTTATTATTATCCCCAAAAGTTGTGTCACCTGTATGCGCTACCGTCCCTGTAAACGTGCCCCCAGTAGACTTAACAAAATTGCTATGGTTTAAAATCCCTACAACATGAACCGTTATTTCGTCTGCGGTGTTTGATGCACTTTGGAGAGTAACTGTCGAAGCCGATGCATTAACTGTAAAGTCTGTTGTCGGAACCAACTTAATGCCATTCCTCCATACCGATACCAAGTCACCAGTAGAACTAGAAACAGGAAAGACAGTAGTGCTGTTGGTATAGCCACCGCCACTGCCAGTAGAAGAAGTGCCCACAACAAAGTTATCTTCAGTAACAGCATTGCCTGCATTGATTCCTTGTAGTCCGATTAGTTCTAAGTAGTCATTAGCAACAATCCCTGAGGCAAGAGTGATGTTGCTGCCTATGCCTGAAAGGGTGTAGGTATAGTCTTGAACTGGGACAAGACGGATGCCGTTTAAGAAAACAGCAACCCTTCCCTGGTCATAGCTAACATTGAATATGGTTTGTCCTGCTGAGGCAGAGCTGTCTACAGTAGAGTAAACCTTGCGATCCTCACCAACAGCAGGAACCCTTGCGTTTAAATATCTCACGTTGAATCAGATAATAGGTAGCTAGCAAAAGCGTTACATGCTGATGCAGTATTGCTGTGAACTTTAAGCACATCGCTTTCTTCAAGGATGATCTTCTCACCTTCAAGAACAGTAAGCATTGTGTTTGCTGGTAAAGCAACTGCATTGACAAGAACAATGTCGTTGCTAGCACTACTGTCTGTTATCGTTACTGTTGCTGTTATCTCAGAGGAAGTTGTATTAGAGAGCTGTATCCCAATAAGGACACACCTAGAAGAGTTGCCTGATGGGCAAGTCAGCACAGTTGTGGCAGAAGTCCCTACGTTTTCTGAGAAAGCATTTTTAAAAGTATTAGCCATGTTCTCCTCTTAGCCTAAGGCTATAGCCATAGCCAAGCCTGTACCGACTGAATCAAAATTTGAACTTACATAAGTTCTGGTGTAAGCAGTTGTTGCTACCTTGGTAGAATTGTCACTAGAGCTTTGTGTTGTTGCTGTTACTCCATCTGCTAAAGAAGAAGAAGCAGTAACAGTTCCTGTTATATTCCCAGTAACATTGCCCGTGACATTGCCGGTCAGTGCCCCATTAAACGTAGTAGCGTTGACTTGTCCTAGGCTAGGATTGTAAGTGAAATCCCCATCCATCTCCAGACCATGATTGCCTGTAGATGTCTCAGCATTTTCTACAAACGTAATTACATTATTTTCGTTTGTGTTCTCGTTGTCAGTAACCTTGACATGATCTGAATTGGTGGATGTTCCAGTAAAGGTAGAATCTGTCCCAGCACCTGTCCCATTGTTTAGAACAGTTGTGCCGTTAGGTGACAGAACATCTCCCGTAATATTCCCTGTACTATTACCAGTTACGTTACCCGTAACATTAACCGATATGGAAGAAGGGAGGCCTATTGTGACAGTTTGTCCACTGACTGAAGTTTCTACTTCATTCGATGTGCCAGCCACTGTTAGGGATTGGCTATCTAAATCAACAGCGCCAGTACCACTATCACCTGCTATGTCTAAGTCTTGAGCAGTTACAACAGTTTGAACGAAAGCGGTGGTTGCTACTTTAGTCGTACTATCCGAACTAGATTGGGTTGTCGCCGTGACGCCATCAGCTAACACAGATGTTGCAGTAACATTACCTGTGGTATCACCTGTAACATCACCAGTTAAATCCCCAGTAACATTTCCTGTGACGTTCCCTGTTAAGTTGCCTGTTACATTCCCTGTTAAATTCCCTAAGATAGAACTACTAAAAGTTTTTGTTCCACCTATGGTTTGGTTCCCAGTTGTGTAAACCCCGTTTGTTACGGTGGCTGAGTTCCCATCAATGTCACCAGAAATTGTAGCAGAAAAAGTTTTGGTGCCTGCTATCGTTTGATTCCCTGTGGTATACACACCATTTGTCACGGTACTAGCGTTACCGTTTAAGGCTCCCTCAAAGGTGCCCGCCACAATAGTGTCAGAACCTACAGTCCACTTGTCTAAAGATTCATTCCATATAAAGGTTTTATCTGTGGCACTGCCTCGTTCAATTGTAATCCCAGCATTCTCAGTTGGGCTACCAGTGTGGTTGCTGTTTAGGACAATGTTGTTGTCTGCAAGATTGATAGTCTCTGTATTAACAGTCGTCGTTGTCCCCGATACAGTTAGGTTCCCATCTAGTGTAGTTGTTCCTGTAACCCTAAGGTTTCTTGCAGTCCCTCCAACAGTACCTACTGTAAAATCACTATTGCTTTTAGCACCGCCAGAAATATTAGCGCCACCATCAAGGGCGTAATTCCCATCAGCAGTTTGGAGATACCTACCACCAGAAAGGTTTAAAGTCTGGTAGGTATTGGGAGTGCCTGTAGCAGAACAAACCCTAAAGTTTCCTTGGGTTGTATTAAAATAAATAGTGCCAACTGTTATCGTCAGCGAGTTTGAAGATGCATGGGAATCCGCAGCACTGTCAGTTGCATGGTCACCAAGGTATTCGCTTTGGAATGCAGTGAAAGAATTGCTTGCACTTGTTGCGGAAGATGCCGAAGCCGTCGCACTATTCGCTGAAGCTGTGGCACTATTGGCTGATGCAGTCGCAGAATTTGCGGAATTGGTAGCTTGGGTTGATGAAGTGGAAGCAGAATTGGCGCTAGCTGTAGCAGAAGCAGCACTTGCTGTGGCAGAATTGGCAGAAGCTGTTGCTGACGCAGCAGCAGCATCTTTGTCTTCTTCTACCTGTGCCCTGATATTGTCAAGGCTTTGGCTACCAATAAAACGTGGCATTAGTTTATGCCTTCAATCGTAGATACAAGTACGTCTAAGTGTGAGCCAGAATCGCACCTGACTTTAATTACATCAGCGTTACTGCCAGTGTGTTTTAAAAACACTCTTGATTGAATTGTTTCGAGAGAGTTGCCTGCATTAATAGCAACATTATTTACTATATTGATTTCAGTACTGGTTCCTGCTGGGACAAAGATAACATCTGCCGTGACTGAAGCACTATGCGTGTTACATAAAATCAGACTCAGTAAGACAGACATGTTTTCAGTACCAGAAGTAGCGTGGGCTGGCGCTGTGAAAACAGTTGCCAGCGTAGAGCCAATCTGGTTTGAATAGTGTCGGTTAAGTTTTTCAGCCATTTTTCTACAGTGTTAATAGTATTTAAAAATCGCCCCCGCCTATCGCAAGCACCATCTTCATAGCTCTTGTTCTATAATCTGATTGGATCTCTGCTGTCCCGCCAGATGTGGCAGAAGTTATGTTTATTGTCGGGTTTGTAATAACAGGTGTTGTTCCGCCTAAGACTGGGTGCCCACCTGCAGTCGCCCCATCATGAACCCTCAAAGTCCATGGACTCGAAGCTGAACCTGAAACGACATTACCATTTCCATCGACAGGAGTAACGACTGTTACTTCACCAGCTTCCCCTGTAAAGCTAGTGGTTTCGTTAGGTGTCCCTCTTCTT